ACAGAGCCTCTCAGCTTGACTAGCAGGTTATGCCATGAGATAATATGTGCATGGTGGAGCTATAACTTTCTGCCATATCAAAACCTTAAATGCATTTAAGAAATGCAAGGAGGAGTAAGTGATGCGTACTAATGCGAAGGACAATTTGAGCGAGGACGAATGGGAAAAGGTTTTTGAGCAGATAGCGGAAGACGTTAGATACGGAGACTTCACCGCGCTGTTTGAAATCCTTAATCGGCTACCTCCGAATGCTTTGATTAGTTATGTAGACGAGGAGAGGGAGGCGACATCATGAAGGAACTGAAGGAGATGTTATGAGGGAAAAAGTAGAGGAGTCGTTGTATTCAAAGATGCAACCAGTGTGGATGCATAGCGAGGACAAGAGATTGTCTGCACATATAGAACACGGTGCTCGTTTTTTTGGGTTGTATCTTGATCATCCAAAGAGGAAACCATTTAAGGTGGCTCTTTACTGTGATGGTCAGCAAAGTTGTGAGTTTTATTGCGAGAGTATCGCACAGGCACACGATTATATGCGTAGTTACGTTGAGGAGAAGGAGTTATGAGTAAACTAACTGACGCAAGAGATGCAGTGGGTGGTTTTTCTAATCCAAGTAAGATGCCATGCAAAGCATACTCAATACCAGCGGAGGAGTGTCACACCGGATCTGTACTGAGGGAAGTGGTGGGTTCTACATGTGAGGACTGCTATGCCTGCAAGGGTATGTATGTTTTTCCTAATGTTCAGAAGGCTTTACGCCGTAGGTTTGATGCTCTTTCTCATCCTGATTGGGTGGACAACATGGTGGTAGGTATCAACAAAGCAGAGTACTTTAGGTGGCATGACTCAGGTGACATCCAAGGTGTCGAGCACTTAGCTAACATCGTGGAGGTAGCACGGCGTACACCTGAGACTAAGCACTGGTTGCCTACTCGTGAGGCTAAGTACGTAGCGCAGTACAGTGGTGACGTACCGGACAACCTCATCGTGCGTGTGTCTGCTGCAATGATTGATGGTACACCACCAAAGAGGTTTGAGTTGACATCGACAGTGCACAAAGATAGAATCCCTACTGACTCGTTCGTATGCCCCGCACCTAAGCAGGACAACAAGTGTGGTGAGTGTCGAGCGTGTTGGGATAAAGCAGTACCAAATGTAAGTTACACACATCATTAGGAGGGTAACGATGGGGACAGCTAGTATGTATGGTAATCAGGTGATGGATGTGGAGTTAGACTGCGAGTGGATGTCTATCTACGCAACCATTGAGTATCTTATGTATGGTGATGAGGAGGAGTTAGTTGAACTGGTATCAGTTAAAACACGCGGAGTTGATATCACTAGTTGGGTCAATTCTAGTTATATATTCGATCTTATTTCTGATGAGATAAGTAATGCAGACTACCACCACAGTGATCATGGAGATGACGTATGACTATTGTACAATTTGATACAGCATTACCTAAGTATGCAGCACCGGGAGAGCGTCCTGTCTTACAGATGTTAGTTGACATGTGCCTACGTGATGATGGCAGAGTGTCAGTGTGGGACGGCGAGGCAATGTCTGTGCAAGGGTGCAACAGCAAGGACAACATCCTAAAGAACTTAGCACAGACTGACATGGATCAGCTTGAAGCGTTTGATAAGGCTGGTAACTACCTTGGTTTTTTCTTGTTGATATACAACAACGGATCAGAGGGTGAGCCTATGGTTGTGATCTCTGACTACAGCAGCAACGAGTGGTGCGACAGGGTGTACCACAGACTTAGTGAAGTGTTCGGAGGGTATGAAATATGAGTTACTACATCAAACCAGTTGATGAGTTGAAGCCGGGACGCCTTGCTGTGTATCGTAAGGTGCATAGGTTACGTGACTTCAAACCAGAGAACGGTATTGAATACATGGTGTTCCCCAGTAAGAAGGCAATGAAGACAGCGTTCTTTATTGACCTGTACTGTGGTAAGAATGGTAAGCTAGTCAAGCTTAAAGACAGATCGATGATGAGGTTTTAATGTGAGAGATGGTATGACTTACAAGGAGATAGGCGAAGTTCTTGGTATATCAGGTGAGAGAGTTCGCATGATAGAGGCACAGGCGTTGAGAAAACTACGTCGTTCAGGTAGGTTGAGGGATTTCCTTTGCCTACTTGAAACACCTGTCGAGATAAATTATGGTGAAAAACATAGGAGAATTAAACGTGAAAGGTGATAACGAAAGACGACTAAAAGTCATAGAGGATTTTAACTTCAACGACTTAGACCACTTGTTTAAGTTTACAGAGTATCTTTCTGGTGCTAAGTTTAGAGTTAAAAAGTATGACGATGGCACTGTTAAAGTTCTATACACCGACGGTGATAGTGGAGCAATGGAGTTTGGATACTCTGAAATATATGACATGGATGGATATCAAATGGAATTGATTGCGTGCAGGTGGTGTGACATAACACCAGAGTATATACAACAAATTAACAGAGTCTTTACTAAACCTGACGACTACTACGATGGTGAGGTGATCGTGTTTGAAGAACCGTGTATTACCGTAGCGTGGGACAGTGATGAGCGTAACGAGCGTATAATTAATGCGAAAAAAGACCGAGAAAATAACGTGCACTGTGTAGTTTAGTGTGGTAAACTAAACTATATAGATAACTAAGTATTAATATTATTACTAATACTATTACTAATACATAGGAACTATATAATATGACTAACGATCAGATGATTGAAGAGCTAGTTGAGTTTGAGTTTCATAACATCACGGTGGTTGAGGTGGTACAGATATACATCAAGTTACAGCGTGAGTTTCTGAAGAGTCAGCTTACCGAGGAAGAAGTCAGGGCTAAATACCATGAACTGTTTGGCGATGAGGAGGTAGTACACTGATGTCGTTTGTTAAATTGCACCAGCAGTGTGATGACTGTGGTTCTAGTGATGCACTGTCATATAACGAGGATGGGTCTAGCTACTGTTTTGCATGTGCTAAGTTTACACCCTCACCAGAAGCTACAGGAGGCTCTGTGAGCAACATTAAGGAACGAGTAGTACCAGCGGCAGGGTTCGATAGATCGTCCTTTACAGAGCCATACAGAGGCTATCAGGATAGGGGTCTAACTGCTACCACCATGTCTGCATACTCAGCACAACAGAAGGCAGGTAACATTCTGTTTGGTTATCATGATCCTGTTGGTGAATTAGTGGCGGTGAAGACTAGGTATCCAGACAAGCAGTTCAAGATCAGTGGGGATTGGAAGAAGGCTGGGTTGTACGGTCAGCATCTATTCCCCAGCGGTGGTCAATACATAACCGTAGTGGAAGGAGAGTTCGATGCACTGGCAGGATATCAAATGTTTGGTGGCAAGTATCCTGTTGTTTCTATTCGTAATGGCGCCCAAGGTGCTGCTGCTGATTGTCGCAGGTCATATGAATTTCTCGACCAGTACGATCATATTATCTTTTGCTTTGACAACGACGATCATGGAAGGTCTGCTGCTTTAGAATGTGCTGACATCTTTGGTGGTAAGTCTAGGATCTATCATCATGGTGAGCACAAGGATGCGTGTGACTACCTGTTGAACGGTGACAAGGATGAGTTCATCAAGAGGTGGTGGGCTGCTAAGACGTACACACCAGATGGTATGGTGATGCTGGGTTCTCTGCGCGAGGCGTTGAAGAAGCCATTGGAGGAGGCAGAGGTACGCTACCCGTACAAGGGATTAGATGACATGACGTTTGGTGTGCGTCCTACTGAGCTAGTCACCATCTGTGCTGGCTCTGGTCTGGGTAAGTCTACGTTCATGCGTGAGCTAGTGTTCTCCATACTAGGACAGACCAACGACAGGGTAGGACTAGCCTTCCTTGAGGAGACACCTGATCGTACTGCCCGTGGTTTGGTAGGGCTACAGATCAACAAGCCTATACACCTACCGGGATGTGACTACTCACCGTCTGAAGTAGACCAAGTGTTTGACAGCATGGATCTTGATGATCGTGTGGTGTTGTGGGATACGTTTGGTTCCAACAAGATAGAGAACGTGTTGGCTCGGTTCCGTTACCAGATCAAGGTACTGGGTGTGAAGTACATTGTACTGGATCACATCAGCATCTTGGTATCAGATCAGGAGAACGGTGATGAACGTAAGGCTATCGATGAGATCATGACCAAGCTACGTATGTTCTGTCAGGAGATGCGTGTGTGTATGTTCATCGTGTCACACCTACGTAGACCTGAAGGTAAGGGGCATGAAGACGGTGCATACACCAGCCTTGGTCAGCTACGCGGGTCAGCAGCAATTGCACAACTCAGTGACATCGTGTTAGGATTAGAACGTAACGCACAAGCAGAAGATCCTTTGGTACGTAACACCACCAACGTGCGTGTACTGAAGAACAGGTTCAGTGGTATGACAGGACCAGCCACTGCGCTGATGTACAACAAGGATACGGGGAGGCTCACTGAGGTATTTGAATGAGATGCGTTGCTTGTGATAAGATAATGACAGACTACGAACTAACCAAAAAGTTTAGTAGTAGTGGTGAGTTCGTGGATATGTGTAATGAGTGTAGTCGTTACCTTGCTGATGATGACTTGATAACAGTAGGTAACATGGACTATGCTACCCTTAGCGATCTAGAGGAGATACGAGATGTCGAACATGGGACGTTGGATTATGACACAGGAACAGAACAAGGAGATGAGGACGAATGGATATGAACTTTCAGAAAGACAACACCTTGATCTCTCCTACTACGAATACTGTGTTCTTAGACATAGAGGCAGACGGCCTGAACCCTACGAAAGTACACTGCGTGGTTACAAAGAGATCGAACGAAGCTCACTTGACCCACTTATCTAGACGGAGTTTGATGGATGAACTGGCAAAAGGTGGACAGGTATGTGGTCATAATCTTATTGGCTACGATGTTCCTGTGTTGTACAGGCTATGGGGTATACGCATACCTCAGCACAGAATTGTGGACACACTGGTACTTTCACGTCTCTTTCATCCTGACTTGGACGGTGGTCACAGCCTCGCTGCTTGGGGAACTAGGCTTGGATTCCCTAAAGGAGATCACACTGATTGGGAAGAACTGTCTGAAGAAATGGTTGAGTACTGCAAGAGAGATGTGGATGTCACTCATAAACTACACGATGCACTGATGGCACAGATGCAGATGTTTGGATTCAGTAAGCACTGCGTTGATCTTGAGCACAGCGTTGCGTTCATCTGCAAGGATCAGGAAGACAACGGCTTTGAGTTTAACAAGGATGGTGCAGTAGAACTATACGAAGAACTTACTACCCGTATGCACAGGATAGAGAAAGATTTACAGCAAGTGTTCCCGCCTATAGTAGAGGAGAGGTACAGTGATAAAACACAGAAGAGACTCAAGGACAAAGTTACGGTATTCAACGTCGGTAGTAGACAACAAATTGCAGAGAGGCTTGCTAGTAAGGGTGCTGTGTGGAAGGAACTCACTCCCGCAGGAAAACCAAAGGTTGATGAGGCGACTCTCAAAAAGCAGGCTCACATTCCCGAAGCAAAGATTATTCTCCGTTACCTTCTCTGCCAGAAACGCGCCTCTCATGTTGACTCGTGGATTAAAGCAGTGGGCGAAGACAACAGAATACATGGCAGAGTCAGGCACATCGGCGCTGTCACCGGACGGATGGCACACTCCGGTCCAAACATGGCTCAGATACCTGCTGTAAGGGCTGAGTACGGTAAACAATGTCGTGCGTTGTTTAACACACCTGATGGTCGTGTACTTGTTGGTGCTGATGCTAGTGGTCTTGAGCTACGTATGCTTGCACACTACATGGATGATGCTAACTACACCAACGAGATATTAACAGGTGACATACACACAGCTAACCAACATGCTGCTGGACTAAAGACAAGAGACCAAGCCAAGACATTTATCTATGCGTTCTTGTATGGTGCTGGTGATGCTAAGATAGGCAGTGTTGTAGGTGGTAGTGCATCTCATGGTAAGAAACTAAAAGCAGACTTTCTTGAGAACACACCAGCACTGGCAAAGCTACGTAAAGAAGTAACAAAGGATGCTGAGTCTGGTTTTCTTACTGGTCTTGACGGCAGACGTATACGTGTACGATCACAACACGCCGCACTGAACACGCTACTGCAAGGTGCCGGTGCTGTGGTAATGAAGCAGGCTATCATTATCCTGTATGATTTGTTAGCCCGTGTTGACTTCAAGCTAGTCGCACAGGTACATGATGAGTGGCAGATAGAGTGTCGCCCAGAAGACGCAGACTTCATTGGTAAGTCATGTGTCAACGCAATGGTATTCGCAGGTGAAGTCCTGCAACTGAACTGTCCGTTAGACGGAGAGTATAGAGTTGGTAATAGTTGGGCAGATACCCACTAGCACAATTCTATTTTATGTGGTATAATATTAGGGTAAGTTTAATTATCGGAGATGTGTAATATGTCTAATGAAGCACCCAACGTAATGGTAAAGTGTGACTTGTTCTGGCCTAACCTGACTCACAAGAATGAGTTAGCAGGTAAGTACACAGTTGATCTTTCCAACCTTTCTGACGCTGCTATCACTGCGTTGGAAGACATGGGTATCAGCATCAACAACAAGGGAGATGATCGTGGATCGTACATCACCTGCAAATCCAACAACAAGTACCGAGCGTTCAACACTGACGGAACAGAGTTGCTCATCAAGGGACGAACACCACGAGATGACATGGACGACACAGAAACAGGAGTCGTGGTGGGTAATGGTTCCACAGCTAAGTGTCTCATCGGATACTACGATTGGGAGTACCTCAAGAAGAAAGGTCGTAGTGCCACACTCAAGCGCCTTGTGATTGATGAGGTTGTTGAGTACGCACCAGAGCTAGAAGAGATGGAAGCTTTGTGATACTCATTGATGGTGACATGCTGGTGTACCGTGTTGGCTTTGCTTGTGATGATGAGCCAGCAAGGGTAGCAACAGAGACTCTAGATAACTATCTATCTCAGATAGTATTAGATCTTTCTGATCACTACACATCCAGCATTGTTTACTTAACGGGTAAGGGCAACTTCAGGGACGAGGTTGCTGTTACCCAACCCTACAAAGCTGGTCGTTCTGAAAAGCGTAAGCCTGTACATAAGAAACTGCTCCGCGACTTCATGGTATCTGAGTGGAATGCAGAGGTTGTTAACGGTATGGAAGCTGACGATGCTATAGCTATCAAGGCTACTGAGCTAGACCACAAAGCTATCATATGTTCACTAGACAAAGACTTCAGGCAGGTTCCTTGTCCTATGTATGATTACACCAAGAAAAACTTAAATGCATTTAAGGTTGATGACGCTATGCGGTGGCTGTACAAACAGGCGTTGATGGGTGATCGTGTTGATAACATCCCCGGTATCTATGGGGTTGGGCCTAAGAAAGCTGACAAGATTATTGACCCGTGTACAACAGAGTGGGAATGTTACAGTACCTGTCTTGCTCACTACTGGGACAACGATCTGGATGAAGACAGACTACTAGAAAGTCTTAACCTTCTGTACCTGTTACGTTCACACGATGATAAGTACGAGAAGCCAAGTGAAGTTTGATTCTAAGTTTGAGAAAGAAGCTTATGCATTGATGCGTGGCTGCGAGTATCATCCTTCACAAACACTAGAGTACGTACTGCCTAAGACGTATGAGCCTGACTTTGTTTACAAGACAAAGAGTAAGACCATATGGATAGAAGCTAAGGGTAGGTTCCGTACATCAGACGAGGCACGTAAGTATGTCTACATTGCAAAGACGCTTGGCCCAGCAGAGGAGTTGGTATTTCTCTTCCAAAAACCAAAGACACCAATGCCGGGATCACGTAGAAGAAAAGACGGTACACGCTACACAATGGAAGAATGGGCGAACAAGCAAGGGTTCAGATGGTACACTCTTGAAACAATACCGAGAGGGTGGAGACAATGACTAGACACCTAGTAATACCTGACACTCAAATAAAACCTGACTGTCCTGTTGACCACATGTACTGGGCAGGTCGGTACGCGTGTGCTATTAAACCAGATACGATCATACACCTTGGTGATCATTGGGACATGCCGTCGTTGTCATCGTATGACGTAGGTAAGAAGTCGTTTGAAGGTAGACGTTACTCCGCTGATGTTGAAGCTGGCAACGAAGCAATGCAAGTCTTCATGGACTGTATCAGAGCAGAGCAACAACGCCTACGCAGACGTAAGAAGAAGATATGGAAACCAAAACTTATTTTTACTCTCGGTAATCATGAGTACAGGATAGAACGCGCAGTAGAAAACGATGCCAAGCTAGAAGGGTTAATGAGTTATGAAGATCTCAATCTCAGGGGATGGGAGGTTCTTCCGTATCTTCAGCCGGTTATTGTGGACGGTATTGCTTATTGTCACTATTTCACTAGCGGTGTCATGGGCAGGCCAGTTACAAATGCAAAGCTACTGCTCCAGAAAAAACATATGTCATGTGTTATGGGACACGTACAAGACAGAGATATCGCGTTCGACAGAAACGCAGCAGGAAACAGAATGACCTCCTTGTTTGCTGGTATATACTATCAACATGATGAGGAGTATCTTAACCCACAGACTAACGGGTCATGGTCTGGTTTGTGGGTGTTCAATGAAGTAGACAACGGTACGTTTGATGAGATGCCTGTGTCTATGACATACCTACGGGGGAAGTACGGTGCTAACTCTTGATGAAATACTAGAACGAGTTTCTTCTAGGTATGATGAAGTTACTATCATGGAAGCACTAGAAATTACATCTGAAGACTTAGTTGAAAGGTTTTCTGATAGAGTAAAAATTAACAGTTGGAAGTTTGACTTGGAGGAAGAATATGCAGAATGAGTGGACTGATTACAAATCTATAAACGAAGCAACTCCAGAGCAATGGGACAAAGCAAGCAAGACAGTGTATGGTAAACTATACGATCCTAATGACCAAGCTATAAAGAAACAAGTAGGAGGATCTCATTACAACCGCTACTCAATCCAACCAGTTGATTTTATCCTTGCTAATAAACTTGATTGGTGTGAAGCCAACGCCATCAAATATATTACAAGACACAAAGACAAGGGTGGAGTCGAAGATGTAAGGAAAGCAATACACTATCTAGAAATACTTCTGGAGCGTATGGTCAATGAACATAATTGAAGGTAAGTTTAAAAAAGACATACCCGCTAATGAGTTTCTTGTTACTTGTGCGTTAAGAGCACAGGACCAGATAGAAGAAGGTAGAAATCCTAAAGTAGTTGTTGTGTTCTTTGAGAATGAACACCCGCTAGAAGTCACGTCGTCAGAACAATATCCTGATGGAGTGTTTATGACGCTTCACTTAGCAGCAGCGGCTATTATTAATGAAACACTAGGCATAACAGGAGAACCAGAGTAAATGGATGCATATCAACAGTACATACACAAGTCACGCTACGCACGCTACAATGCAGAAGAACAACGCCGGGAAACTTGGGAAGAAACAGTTAATCGTTATGTTAACTATTGGGTAGACAAAGCAGACCTCAATGACTTTGAAGTATCTGAGATCTTCAAGGCTATACATGATCTAGATGTAATGCCTAGCATGAGAGCATTGATGACAGCGGGTGAAGCACTAGACCGTGACAACGTAGCAGGTTTTAACTGTAGCTACCTACCTATTGATCACCCTAAAGCATTTGATGAGATGATGTACATTCTCATGTGCGGCACAGGCGTAGGCTTTAGTGTTGAGAGACAGTACATAGCCAAGCTGCCTGAAGTTGCGGAGAAGTTTCATGAAACAGACACAGTTATTAATGTTGCGGATTCAAAGATCGGATGGGCGAAATCGTTTAGGGAACTGGTATCATTGTTGTATTCAGGTCAGATTCCCCAATGGGACGTTAGCAGAGTACGACCTGCAGGTGCCACACTTAAAACTTTCGGAGGTCGTGCAAGTGGTCCAGAACCTCTCATCGAACTATTCAAATTCACGTCCGGGTTGTTTCAAGGATCTGCTGGACGAAGGCTTACATCCATTGAATGCCACGATCTTTGCTGCAAGATCGCACAAATCGTAGTAGTAGGTGGAGTAAGACGATCAGCACTTATATCACTATCCAACCTGTCTGATGACAGGCTACGCAGAGCTAAGACAGGTGAGTGGTATCATGCTAACCCACAACGTGCCCTATCTAACAACTCTGCTTGTTACACAGAAACACCTGACTTTATTGCTTACTTAGAAGAATGGAAAAGTTTATATGAATCCTTCTCAGGAGAACGAGGTTTCTTCAGCAGAGTTGCTAGTCAAAAGCAGGCTGAAAGGAATGGCAGACGAGATGCTACCTACGATTTTGGAACTAATCCATGTAGTGAGATCATCCTCAGACCCAACCAGTTCTGCAATCTATCAGAGGTTGTTGTCAGGCCAGACGATACGCTCGCTAGTCTCAAACGAAAGGTACGCATTGCGGCTATCCTTGGAACTTTACAAGCTACCCTCACAGACTTTAGATACTTAAGGAGTATTTGGAAGACAAACACAGAGGAAGAAGCTTTACTAGGTGTATCACTAACAGGCATCATGGATCATCCTTTACTATCAGGACGAGGAGACAATGCAAAGCTTAAGAAGTGGCTCACAGACATGCGAGAAGAAGCAATTAAGACTAACAAAACATGGGCTGATAGATTGGGTATCAATGTATCTACCGCTATTACTGCGATTAAGCCTTCAGGTACTGTTAGTCAGTTGGTCGATAGTGCTTCTGGTATCCATCCTCGCTATAGCGAACAATATATACGAACAGTTAGAGCAGATTCTCGTGACCCTCTTTGCGCTGTCTTAGAGGCTGCTGGTGTCCCTGTAGAAACAGATGTAAACAGTGCTAGTACTAAGGTATTCAGCTTCCCTATCGCCTCACCAGAGGGCGCTGTGACAGCCTCAGATATGGGTGCAATAGAACAGTTAGATTTGTGGGAGTTGTATCAGGACTACTGGTGTGAGCACAAGCCATCGATGACGTGTTACTATAGGGATCATGAGTTTCTTGAGGTAGGACAATGGTTGTGGAACAAGTTCGATAAGGTATCAGGCGTTAGCTTCTTGCCCTACTCAGACCATGCATTCCAACAGGCTCCCTATCAACCCATTGATAAGAAAACCTACAAGCAAGCAGTAAAAGACTTCCCCACTGAGATCAACTGGGACATCAATGAGGAGTCTGATATGACTGAAGGTAGTCAAGAACTAGCTTGCACAGGTAACAACTGTGAGATCTAAGACATAAAGAACACAGAGTAACCGTTAGACTTACCTACGTCCTCTGGCTTATCTTTAGAGTCATGGGGCGTAGGTATTCCTTCAGCTTGCATCTTCTTGATACGCTCTTTAGAACGCTGACACATACTGTGATAGTCAATAGATGTGTAGGATACTGTGTGCTTGTCTGTGTGCTTGTCGTCTTTCATTCGTCTGTTAACCCCTTTATAGTTTTACCAATAATAGGTAGTGCTTCAAGCGACGTGCTTGGTATTGGGTTGGGCGTCTCACCAGCTAACAACGCACGCGCTACATCAGCCGTATCTTCTATAACAGCAGCAGGAAAAGTAGCAGTAACAGGAGGCATAATATTAGAAACCACAGCGTTAGCAGGATCGCTCATAAACTTATCATAGCCGTAGTCGTTAGCGCCCATTGCACCAAACGTAAGAACAGAACCTATTTGATACAAAGCCCCTATAGCTGCCTGCTCTGGATCAGGTGTTTCACCTTTAATAACCTGCCTGCCTTCGTTGACAATACCGTAACCACCACCAGATAAAATTAAATATCTCATTGCATTTTGTAAGGCTTGTCTCTTGTTACCTGACTTCCACTCTTTGTAAATTCTACGCTCCATTAAATCAAACTGCTTGATAGCAAAACCTTTAAGCATATAAAAGATACGAGCATTAGGATTAGCTAAACCAAAAGCAGTTTGTGCCGCAGCGTTGATAGGTTGTAATCTAAATAAGTCAAACATAACAAGATCACGTACTAACTCACTACTAGTATTACCAGCAGCTATGTCTCTCTTTAACTGATCTATTTCAGGTCTACTAAAACTGTACTGCCACTTGTTATCAAAACTACCATTAGCTACATCTTGTCTTGCTTTACGAAAAGAAGCACCCATGATACGGCTCTTACCAAATTGATCTAACTTGGTAAAACCAGACCACTTCATTGACCACTCTAACAAGGACTCACTAGCTTGTGCTGCATTCTCTAAAAATTGATTACCACTTACCTTTTTACCGAGTAGTTTTTGGTCTGTTCCTTTCCTTGCTTTTCGTACAAACTCACCAAAAACCTGACGAGCTAGTCCCATATCAGCAGGATTAAATGTAATACCGCCTTTACCAAACAAAGCGCCTAGTACATTCTTAACACCTAACTCAAATGAGGCATTAAACAAATCATGTATGTTCATCAGAGCGCCGTAAGGATTAGCAATAGTACCTACGTAGCCGAGACTGCGTACTAGTTCTAGCTCATGAGACATACCCTTGTTAGCATTGATACCAAGATCATCAATAATTTGCTTTGCGTTATTAATCTGCACCTCAGATAAACCTTCACGCTTTAATGCTTCTTCAATAATACGATCATCAAACAATTTAAATAACCCAGCTTCTTTAGCTGCTGTTTTCTCTAATGTATTCTTTCCTTTAGCAACAAGAGGTTTACCTGCTGTACGAAAACCAAGCTGTTTACCTAGCTCCATACGTGTCAGTGTTTCTCGTTGCCATCTCCAATGAGAATCAAAAATATTTTCGTAGTCTTTGCTTGGATCTTTATTTTTTTCCCTCCACTTTTTCATAGAAGGACGAGTAACATTTTTAGAAGCTGCGTCTACTGATTTTGCTTCTGCTCTTTTTCTAAATGACCTAAGACTAACATCCTGACCAGTAGTAGTTAAGTTAGAATGCATCCATGCACGAGACAAGTCACCCGCAGTTACTTCTCTACGATACCGCATAGAAAACTCTAAGTTGTCATCAAAAAACTGGTTAAGCCTATCTTCTGAACCTTTTCCTATCTTACCTTTAGCTATGTTAATGGCAGTTTGCATACGTTTTTCTCTAAACTCTAAAGACAAACGAGAGTTCGTTGCGTCTAAAAGTGAATCGTTAAACTTTGCATTTGTTTGTGCTAACTCACGAAACGGTTCCATACCTTTCCACATTCTATCTAATACAGTTTGACCACGAACAACACGATTCATTCCTCGTATAATACGTTCAGCAAAAGCCTTACCTACTGTTTCTTCAGCTAGTGTAGCAATAGGAGAAGCCAAACGACGTAACTTAACAATAGTGCTTTGTGCCTGTGGTATAGTATTATTTGTATCAGCAATAAGACGTTTAGTAGTCATATCTAATAAGTCTTGTCGCAAAAAAGTTAAGTCTTCTAATGTGTTAAATGGTTGATTTATTAAGTCCCTTAACTCTTTAATCTCTTTGTTAGAACCGTAGACTTTGTTTAACTGTTTCATGTTTACGCCCATATCAATAGCGTAATCACGCATACGTGTTAACATACTACCTAAGTCAGAAGGGTCAGCACCTTGTCTACCTACTACATCTCCTAAGTATTCTATTTCTCTTAACATTAATTGTGTAGCTAACTCATCATTAGTTAACTCAGCAGTAGGGCGATTAACTTTTGCTTCTTGTAACAACACTTCTTGAAGATCAGCTTTCTGTGAATTAAGTTCATCAACAGAGCCGACCTGACGGCCTAGTTGTGGATCAAATATACTGTCAAAAATACGACCTACAATGGCACCACCTGCACCGTAATAAGCACCTTTTTCTAATCTGTCTATAGTATCTTCACCACTACCTATACCGTAGGCACCCGTTTCTAATGCACCTGCCGCAGCCCCAGAAGTTACACCAAGAGCACGCAACCCACTAATAACACCAACACTTGTTGGGACTGCTCCTGCAACTTCCCCATAAAAAGAAGCACGAGGACTACGCATTTCGTAATCAGCCATCTCTTCACGTATACGCTTTAACGCTACTTCATATGGTTCATCAGACATTAAAGCTTCTAGTTCATCACCAAATTGAAGAGTTGTTCCAGAAATTACTTCTCTTATTAAACCAATCCTATCTCTATCTTTAATTGATTGCACTCTTTCCAAGTACGCATCAACAGGATCACGTTCACGAACAGGTTCAGGTGCAACAGCTTGAGGTTGAGGAGTAACAGGAACAGAGCGAGGCTGTATTACTTTTTTTAAGTAAGCATCAACAGGATCAACTTCTGGTACAATTTTTAATTCTCGTTGTGGTACAGTTATTTCATCCGGTACTTTAGGCTCCATAGCTTTCATTTGTGTAGAGGCTAATTCAGCTTCAAGACGAGGCGTTGATTCAACAACACGCTTAAGATAAGCATCAACAGGGTCAACTTCTGGTACTTCTTTTTGACTACGTTGTGGTACAGTAATTTCTGCTAGACGTTGATCCATTGCAGTTGTATAGTCAGTGTACGGAACAGGTACTTCTTTTTGACTACGTTGTGGTACAGTAACTTCAGAAAGTAATTGTTCAGGTACACGTTGTGCATCAACACGCACTTCTTGCAGTTTTTCTTCAAGTTTTTTACGATCTATTTCGTTAGGAAACGTAGCCGCATAGTCAGTAAGTTCTTCTAATTTACGTTGAGATGCTTCTTCATCTTTAATTCTTAAATTACCTAACTTAGTTGATTCAGAACCTTTGGTAGTAACGTCTTCATCTGTAATTCTTAAGTCGCCTAGACTGATAGATTCAATAGGTTTACTTTTTAAATTTTTAGGCGTTGATATATCTTCAGAAAAAGAAACAACTACTTGATCTGCTACTTCTGCAAACTTTTCATTGCTTCGTTCCAAAGTAGGCTGATCTGTTCTGTCTGTATGGTGATGATCCAAGTACAAGTCTTGGCCTGCGTCCCAATTACCATTAGCAAGATCAACAAGCAACTGGTCAGTGCCGACACCCTCTTTATTTTTTTGAGGACGTTGTTGTACATCAAGAAATATTAAACGCCTTACTTCATCTTCAGATAAATCAGCAGGATCACGGTTTTTATCTTCAAGAGCTTTTAGGTACACCTTTGGTACATCAACACCTGCTTTTTTATATTGACGAATAGTACGCCTTAACATAACAGGATAAGAACCTTTACCTTCTCTATCTTTTTTTAATATTTGGTATGGTCCTCTAGCAGAAGAAGAACGATTATATGTATTCCACCCGCCGCTAGACTCAATTTCTTTTACTGTATCAAACCAAAGATCAAAATTAGGCGCTGCTTCAGAAGGATCAATACCTAAACCTTTTAACATATCAAGCATTGCAGGATCATTCATCCACGTAGGAAGATCACTTGATGAGACAGGATTAAGAGTTTTTGATTTAACTTCAGCCATTAGCTATTAATTCCTTGTAGGTCTTCCACCAGTAAACAAAGATTGGTCTTCTCGTCGTTGTGCGGCTTCTCTATTATAAGTGCTGAAGGCTTGCGATACGCTATTTCTTCGTTGTGCTTGCTCTGGCGTTACTGCGGGATATAATCTAGGATTACGACCCGGAGGAATTAACGGTGTTGTGGCAGCAGGTGGCGGTGTTGGGCTAGCAGGTGGCAACGGTGGTACTACCGGTTTGTTTTGTTCTTCTATAGCTAATGCAGCTTGACGCCTGTTAATCTCTCTTATAGCTTCTTTTCTACTTAAATCTTCTTTGTCCATAAGATACGCAATTATTTCTTCTCGTTGTTCCTTTAAAGATACATCTTCTTCAATGTTTATTAACCTACCAAACTCAAGTTTGTCACTGTACTTTTCACCCATAAAATCCAAAGCATTTTTAACAGCAAGTTCTGCTGTTATATTAGGAGATTTTTCATACTCAGCGCCGACAAACTTAACAAACTCGTCTTTAAACTCTTCACTATTAAATACTTCACGAGCAGTTTCTACTGCATCTCTTCCCCAAATACCCTCAGAAATACTATCTTGTTTAATAAAATTATTAATAAGCCCTGTAGCTTGTGCTTGAACAGAAGCAGTAGTAAATTGAGCTTTGCTTTGTCTTTCTATTTCATTGTCTACTATATCTCGGATATTCTTTGCGGCTATTAGTCTTTCTCCTACTGCAAAATTTCCGTCTTCTCTTTCCATAACAGACATAGCGGTTTGAAACGCAGGATTTTTATCAAGTATTGATCTGTGTTTTTTAATAAAATTTAGATAGTCGTCAGAAAGAGTACGTGCATTTTTGTTCTCTTGTTCAGAAATTATAAGTTTACGTTGTTCTGTAGCTTGTTTAAGTACTGTTGATTTTCTCCACTCTGGAATATTTAAACCATCTACATACTCGGCAATGTTACCAATATTTGCATCAGATGCTATTTTTTGAGCCATTCCGGTAAACTGTTGATCTTGTCTTGCTTGATCAGCGTCATACTGCTTTTGCATATTGGTAGCAGCGGTGACTAACGCTTCTGCTCTTTTAGGATTTGTTACAGCCATACTAGCAGCCATAGAACGCAGTTGAGCAATACGCTCAAGAGTAGGCGCACCAGAAATTATTTCTTCCATTTTATTTTGTTGTTTTTTACGTTCTTGTTGCAAACCCATAATAAAGGGAGTCTGTCCAAGACCCTTAGCGGCCTCAAATAACCCTTCTTGCATAGGATTATTAAGCAGTCCTTGTAAAAATGTTTGTGAAAACTTAGCCATTAGTCATCTCCAAATATACCGCCTAACACATTACCAAACAAAGAGCCTATACCACCGTCTTCTGTTGCCATAGGACTAAACAAACCACTTAAAACATTTGATCCTATACCGCCCAAGAGGTTAGCAGCGGCTTGTTCTGCAACCAACATAGCCTCAAGACCTGCCATAGAAGTTTCACCAAACTGACCAGCACCAAACAACTGACCGCGCTGTTGCAACTGCGGGAAAAGCTGTGATGCTTGTTGTGCAGCCAGAAGTTGATTCTGCGGCATGTACGATCCTGTGAGTGCGCCCAAGGCAAGCTGTTGTTGTGCTTGTTGTGCGGCAAGATCCTGCATAGACAACTGACTACCAAGTCCAGCAAACTGTGCACCAAGACCCGCCTGTTGTGCTTGTAGTCCACCAGCAAGCTGTGCCATCTGACCCGCTTGTCCAGCCGCTGTAGCTGCTCTGCCTAGACCCTCAGACTGCAACTGAGATTCAATCTGCTGTGCGCTGAGTCCAAGCTGTGATAGCTGTGCAGACCGCTGTTGTGCTGCTGATTGAAGTTGGCTAGATAGTCCTGCCTGTTGACCAAACAAACCACCAAACGTCTGAGCCTCACTAACGGCCTGCTGACGCTCTGACTGTGCTTGTTGAATAGCAGCCAGTGAAGCTCTGTTCTGTGCTTCTTCTTGTGCTTGAGCTAAAGCAAACTGTTCAGGAGCACCACCAAACATGGCTGTACGTACACCTAAACGTCCTTGTTGAGCCATGCGCTCTTCCAACTGTAAACGCTGTCGCTCTTCTTCAGGACGCTGTGTGGCCCTAATACGCTCAAATACGTCAGCCTCTCGTCCTGCTGTGTCTTGCAAAGCTCTACCTGCAGTTTGACTTGCAAGTTGAGTGTACTGCTGTCTTAAAGCTTCTACATCAGAAGGAGCCTGAGTATCTAAACCAGCCATACCTAAGTCAAGAGCTTGTTGTCCAAACTGACCTATAGCTGGGTTAGGCTGTTGCCCTAACATACCACCTACTTGTCCTGCAAACTGCCCACGAAGAAGATTAAGGTCTGCCGGTTGTGTTCCAGCAGCGCCCATAAACTGACCACCTAAATTAAATGCTTGTTGTGCTGCTTGTTGTCTTTGTGCTGCACCATACGGCCCTTGAAATAAAGCATTTTCTGCTTGAGATTGCAGCATGTTTTGTATAAATTGTTCTTGGTCAGAAAGGCCCATAGTAACGCCTTGGCCTACAATTTGTCCTGTTTCTGGATCAATAGTAGGTGTTGCACCAAACTGACCACCAGTTGCTGTAGTAACTGTAAACGGCTGGAACTGAGACATGTCTACTGCTTGTTGAGCTAATTGGTTAGCTCCGGGTATAGTTACAATCTTACCTGTTACTGGGTCTGTTACTTGAGTTCCTATTACAGCTTGCTGGCCGATCTGTTGAAGTCTGTCCATACCAGAAGCAACAGCGGCACCACCAGCACCAACCCCAGCGCCAAGACCTAAAAGACCAAAAAGACCGCTAAGAAAGTCACCACTACCGTCGTCTTCTGTTCCTCCTGTTGAAGGAGATCCGGCGTTTCCTTTTGCATAAATGCCTCCTCCAGCGGGTAAACTAGCCGACATCATTGGGTTAATAGTTTCTATAGAATTATAAGTAGCAAAATTAGGATCCATTAATCCTGTATTTAAATCAGTTCCGGGGGCTGCTAAACGCATTAGTAAGTTCCTCCGTCAATTGTGCCTGTAGACAAAGTACCCGTAAGTGTCAACGTAGGAATTGTTACAGTGCCAGTAAATGTAGGAGAAGCTAAGTCAGCTTTAGTTGCAACCGCAGTTACAATAGCGTCAAACTCTGTATTAAACTCGCTACCACGAATAACTTTATTACTATCTCCAGAACTCAAACTGTCTTTAGCAGCAAAGTTAGTTGTCTTTGTATAATTGCTCATATTGTTTTACCTATAAGTGCTAATACGTTGATTTCTTGAAGAGATAAAGCAAAACCATTTATTTCTGACTCAAGACCAATTGTTACTACAGAACCATTACCTGTAGTGTTAATAGTAGGTCTGGTTGTTAGATTTCCACCAGTAAACTCAGCAACAGTGTACTCTGAAGTTGCTTCATTAAAGTAAAACGGAGTTTGATTACCTACCGTAAATTCTTGAGTGCTATACGTTGTGTTAAAGTCATAAGACCATTTTATAAACACAACAGAACTGTTAGCACCTATTAGTGTTGGCTTTAGTTTTTTTAACATTTTAAGTTTAGACGGGTCACCAAAAGTCAAACCCGGACTGTAGTACCTAAAACGATACGCTGCTGTGTTGTCTTTGTAACCTGAGTACGTTCCTAATCCATCAGTTGTTCCTACAAATAACGTACCGTCAGTCTTAACTTCAAACGACTTGTGAGGAAGCGAGGTCCACCTAGTAACTCTGTACGTTCCGTTTTCAAGCCTTCCTTTTAAATCAAAACAATATGCTGTTTGTTGGTCTGGAAACACAATAATATAAAAAGAATTTTCAGGACTGTACACAGACGCTGTAGGCAACGTCCTAGTATTAATCAAATTAATTAATTCAGTTTTTACATTCAAGCTTAGGTCAGATATAGGCAGTGACTTTTCTTGTATAGTACGGCCTAAACTTCTTAAACCATTTTGAGACATAAACAACACATCAGTACCAATATGCTGTACAGAGTTTCTACAGATACATCCAACACCAGCTATTGTGTCAACTATAGACATACTAGCTGGACTAGACGCTCCTCCGTACACAATTATGCTATGCTCGCCAAAAACAATTAAAGAATTATTATGCGCTGCTAAAGCTTTAACTTCATCGTACCCGTCAGGCCACGCCTTAGATACATCTATAGAACCACTGGAGCCACCAGTGAAGTCTGTTCCTATCAGCAGGTCAGACCAGTATATAGTCTGTGTGTCTGCTACGTTATCTACGATCCACAGTCTACCGTAAGCTGCTAGAGCCTCGTGGCAGTAGAAGTTACTATTAGTAGAACTACCTGTTGCTGTGCCAAACGTCCTAAGTCCTGTCGCGTTGTCATACACCAGAGGCTCTTGTCCACGCTGAAAGAAGTACGCTTTGTCGTTAAAGTTTACTATCTTCCAATTATTAGCTGTTATAGAGTACGAGCCGGGAGTAGCATCAGTCAGGGTAGTTGTCCCTGTCATAATCTTATTGTTACCTGCTGTAAATACTACCTCGTTACCTGCGTCATCGTAGAAGTAGTGAATCTTGTGTACGTAGTCAGTACCTAGTGCAGTCTTGTTAGTAGTAACAACTTCTACACCTTTACGGGCAGCAATACGCCCACGCTTGTCAATCACAGCATTATCAGCAATGTCAGCATAAGAAAAATCCTGACCAATAGGAGAGTCTTCTGTGTTTACTCCTTTAAAACCCGGAGCAACTAAATTAATACTTTGTAGTGGCTGTGCCATACATCAGGCTCCTACGGAATGTACCAGATGGTTTCTTCAGGGTGCTTCTGTGCGTCCATAGCAACCGCGTCAGACAAAAACTTATCAGCAATACCAAAGTACTCAGGTGCTGATGTACCGCCTGTCTCACCACGCTCACGAGCTAACATAGCTATTGCTAGGTGTATCACAGGTTGACTAGGAATAACTAACTTATCAGTATCAGCACTAAGTTCAGCGTTCCTAAGCGTACAATTAAACCGTAAGTCATAAACGGCGTCTGGCTTTGGGTATACGTCTACCTGTGTGTCACCATCAGAATCTACACCGTTATACGTGTAGTACTCAGGAGTGCCTGATGCTGGTGTTCCTATTAAGTACTTGTCGTCAAACCAGCGTTGAGATCGGTATTCCATAGTTAAGTTTGAAGTGTCGTTAATTACGTTTAGTACTTTAATTTTATTTTGCGAACCTGTAAGAACATAGTTAAACGTACCAGAAGAAGTTGTTACAGTTAGTGTTGTTCTAAGAGCCGACCAATCCCAAGCGTCTTCTACTAGTTTTTTAGCGTCGTTAATAAAGTCACCCGCCAGCTTGCTATAAGTACTATCAGCAACACTAGATACTTCGTCTTCACGTAAACGCCTTAACACGTTGTTGACCAAATTTAAATATGTCATGATAAAAACCTTGAAGAAAATTCGGGAAATAAATTTTTAACAATACTTTGCTCAAGTTTTTGAGTATTTTGCGTGGGCTGTGCTCCTGTTAACATGCCAAGAGAAGAAGCTGGTAAAACGTCTGGCACAGGTTGCTTTGCATACGAAATACCACGAACAACAGGATTAAAAGTACCGCCGCTGCTTCCGCCGCCACCACTACTAGCGGGTGTGGAAGTAGTAGTAGTAGGAGGTGTTGTTGTTGTTACAGGTATTTCTTGTTTAACACAGTTGTCCATGTTTTCATCTAGGACGTATCCGGGCAAACAATCGCCACAAGACCCGTCTTCGTTTGTGCTTCTGTTTAAAGAGGCACATTTATTACTCTGTACACTACCTCCACCACACTGTTGATCCCACGCTTTTTGTTGGTTTACCAAGTCAAATGTTAATGCTCCTGTTGGTCTAGGATCTACACTACAATCAAAGTTAAAAACGTTTGGGTTTGGTGTTGTTGTAATTAGGTCTTTAGTACAGTCTCCTCCTTCGTGCGCGCTTGGTGCAGACCCGTCAGGACATTCTTTACAGTCACTTTCTAATGTAGCACCGTTATTACAGGGTGTAGAAGGCTGTTCTCCACAAACACCACTTTCTGGTTTTACAGACCCATCGGGACAATGTGTAGCGCCACACGCTTCTTCCCAATCAGAATGTGCTGCGTTATCTGCAGGATTAAAACTAGGGGTGGATGCAGGCTGTGGTTGAGTACAGTCTATAGTCGGAGGAGGATTAACAACCTCTACACATTCTCCAGATATGTCATCAGGTTCATAGTTTTGAAGTTTACAATCCCCACACGAATCAGTAACCTCGTCATACTCTCTGCCTTTTTGTTTACAGTCTTCTTCAACTGTGTTTACTACTGGCCCTGCATCTTCACACGACTTACTTGCTTCTATGTACTCAAAACCTTCTGGACAAACACAGTTTCCGTCTGCATCTGTTTGTGCTCCTGCATTAACACAATCAGGATTAGGGTTGTCTGGGCCGTACACAGGCGTAACAGGAGGAACACCAATAGTGCCGTCATCGTCTACATCTGTGCCATAGATGTCTTCCAGACCGCCCAAAATTTCTTTACCAAGAATACCGGCTCCAATAACACCCCAAATCCAAGGAGGCATACTGAGGGGGTCTTCTCCAAAAATACCTTTTAACCACTCGTAAACTTCTTTTACTGCATCTTCAGGGTTTGAAACAGCGCCTACAACACCTTCATAAACTTCTGTTACTTTTTCTTCTATTGTATTTCCTAGATCACCAGCAGCATCGCCTATTCCACTTAAAATTTGTCCTGTACACTCAGAAACTGATGCTTCTCCTTCAAAGCAACCTTCGTCAACACCTTCAAAAACTTTTCCAAAAGTATTATCCCAAACATCTGCTATTGACGGTAGTTTAAAAATAGCAGGAATAGGAATCCAATCAGGTATTGGTAAATTAAAAACACCTTTAATTAAAACATCAATATTTTCAAGAATACCTCTAAAAGTCCCATCACTTTCTAACACACCGTAAACATCTAATATAGCAGTGGCGTCTGCTCCTGATTTTTCCATCATGTCTTTGAAAACATCTTCTGGTGTTGCCATAACTCCGCTGGGACCGGTCATGGACATCACAACAGAATTATTCTGTATTCCTGCGCTTTCGTACCTGTTGACAACATCTAAGAAGTCTTCGTCTGTTTCTACGTTTTCTATGTCATTCAAAAAACTATCGTACTGCCACTGATTAAACTCTGTTGACTCAACTTCGTTATTGTCATCGTACCCGTAAACAGTATGCGGATTACCATCAGCATCAACAGCGTAGACTTCGTTTACTCCGTCACCGTCTAAATCACTAGAGTTGTAATCAACAGCACCTTCTGGAAGTGTACCATAAACAGCTTGGAGGTAGGCTTTTAGTGTTTTGAATTCTCTTAGGGCTGTTCCAGAGGGGCCAGTGGTAGAAATACCTCCAGAACTAAAAGGGTAAAAGCCGGGAGCAGGGTCACCGTTATCGGGTTTTACAGTAGGAAGGTCAAAGTCTTGCATTTCTTCATGTGTAGGACCAGCCATTGTTACTTACCACCCTTTAGCTGCATCAGCTTGTCAGCACCACGTATGCCAAAGCTGGCTGTGACTGCAACGTACAAAAGATATTGATACCACTCAGGTAGCTTCCCTAGTTCTGCAAAGGCCACACCTACGCGACCAATAATATCAAGATCGTTCATACCTACGCCCCACATAATAGCTATCACAGGCGCACTCAGGACTACTGTGAACCACTCGTCTTTCCACGAG